TTACAAAGTTTTAGACAAAATAAGGAGCATGAAGTGAGAAAGCAGTGCCGAAGGAAAATTTGGTCAACCGATATTGATGTGATTGCTCACGCTATTGCTGGCGCTGCTATCACAGACAAAGCAAGCCTAAACAAGCTACGTTTGGCTGAATTGTCAGCCTTGGAAGCCATGCGGATGGGTCAAGGCACAGTTGATGATTGGCGTATGCTGGTTGATTTAATGAATATCTGCGAGACATTTGCTAAAAGCGGCATCGGCCCTGAAGCCCTGCCAGACTGCAAATTAGCCCAAGAAAGCCTACACAAAGCCGCTTTAAGGTACGAAGCCACCGAGCGTATGGGTTTGGATGGGCAAGGCATTAAAGCGCTTCAAAACGTGCGGGAATGGCATGATTTACAGCGTACAAGCGTGGCAAGGTCGGTTTACGAGCGCATGATTGAAAAAACCCGCAACAACATACGTTCACATGGCAAGGACGTGGTGGTGATATGACTGCCAGACCAAAGTTTAATTACTTCCGTAGCAAGCAACACCTAAAAAACGTAGCGTCACTGCCTTGCCAAAATTGCTACATAGAAGGCCAGACGCAGGCGGCACACTCAAACTTAGCGGAACATGGCAAAGGCAGAAGCATTAAAGCATCAGACGAATATGTGGCGGCACTATGCCAAAAATGCCATTACGAATTAGATCAAGGCGGCAGATTGAACAAAGAGCAAAAGCGCAATCTGTTTATGATGGCATACGGGAAAACCCGCGCAAAGCTATACGCTGCGGGTTTGTGGCCTGATGAGCTAAAAGGTGATTAAAATACTTGCGTTGGCAAGTTTAGGCATAGGGGTTTTCTCGATTTTCCTCTGGGGTGCTTTTTCTTGCCAACACCTATAATCGTGGTGTCAACTGGTTAAGCTGGCGCTCTAGGATGTGAGATTTAGGGAATTTTCCAGCTTTCTGCCCTAACTAGCCGAATCACCGAATAGACAGTTGGCATTGACTTTTTTTGTGCTTTTGTGATAATTGAAGGGCGCAAAAAACCTTTCTTTTCCTAGGAGTAATCATGAAAGAACTGCCAATTGAATCCAAAGCCGAACGTAGCAAAAAGTCAAAAGACGGTTTGCACGACACAGGTCATTTGCAAGCTGCTGTCGAATACGCTCACGGTTGCCGTGTTGGTGATCGTAACCACTTTGAGCCACCTGAAGGCCCAACTAAAGAGCCAGTTCGCGTGAACGGCGTCCCCATGATGCCTCAAGGCAACATTAACAGCGGCAATCGCAAATAAGGGGTAAATTATGGGTCACAATGCTATTGGCGTTGCTTATGAAGACCAAAACCTGATCGGCTCTCAAACTGTTGCTGTGGATAACAGCACAGGCCAATTGGGTTATCGTATTGGTTACAACGGCACAGTCCCTTCTGTTACTCAAGCCACCAGCAAATCTACTGGTGTGACATTGAATAACAACATTGGCAAAATCACAATGAATAACGCAGCTTTGGCTAACGCCACAGCCGTGAAATTCACAGTGACAAACTCCAATGTGACTGTTGGCGATGTTCTTTCGGTTGCAATTGTTTCTGGCGGTACTTCTGGCGACTATTTGGTGTCAGTCGGTGCTGTTGCTACAGGTTCATTTGACGTTGTTTTATATAACGTCTCTGGCGGTAGTTTGTCAGAAGCTGTTGTTATCGGATTTGCCAACATTCAAGCAATCGCACTGTAATATGGGCAATTCTCTTGCTATTGGCGTAGCCTATTCTGACCAAAACATCATTGGGGCTGACGTTGTTTCAGCTACCAATGTTGTTGCAACAGGTCAGATTGGCTATGCGGCGGGGAATTACTCAACTGTTACCCAGACAAACAACAAATCGACTGCGGTAACAATTAACACTCCTTCAGGCTCAATAATCACAGCAAGCTCACAATTAGCACCATCAGCTCAAGCGGTTTTTGTTGTTAACTGTTCAGCGGTAAGTTCAAAAGACAATGTGATTATTAGCCCTGCCAGCGGTGGCACACTTGGTGCTTACAATATTTTTGTAGCAGCAGTTGCTAATGGGTCGTTCACGGTTGTTATCAAAAACTCAACGAATAACGCATATTCTGAAGTTTTGAATATCAACTATGCCATTCTTCACACGCAAGGATAATCATGCCTCTCAAAAAATCGACCAGTAAAAAGGCTTTTCAAGAAAACATCAAAGCCGAGGTAAAGGCAGGGAAACCTGTCAAGCAAGCTGTGGCGATAGCATATTCTGAAAAGCGTGAGGCTGAAAAATCAAAGCGCAAGAAGAAGTAACGTCTTGTCAAATCTTTATTCAAGCGAATGAGGATGATGACGAGATTCAGGTTAACGTGATCGGTGACGGGATAGCCGCGCAGATTGCGTTAACTTGGATTCATGAACTATCGGCAAATTACCGTATAGTAGGCAACTTCAACACAACCCGAAACTAAAAATGCAAATCGAAAATCTGAAACTCGCATATTCTGACCTTTCCATCCAAGAGTCGGATTTGATCTTTATGGGCTTGAGAAAACTCCCAATGGAATCAGTCGAAGCGTTGGTTATGAAGCTAGGCAAACAAGCAGCCTTGCAATTAGCCCAATTCAAGGCGGGAAGCCTGCCAGACGTTGATTACTTTGGAGATCAGAATGCAGATAACTCAAAAGCTAGTAACTGAGCTAATTCCTTATGTAAAAAACAGCCGTACCCACAGCGATGAGCAAGTGGCACAAATAGCGGCAAGCATTAAGGAATTTGGCTGGACTAACCCAATATTGGTGGATGGTGACAACGGCATCATTGCAGGTCACGGTCGCCTCATGGCTGCGCGTAAGCTAGGTTACAAGGAAGTCCCAACCATTGAACTCAAAGACCTGACCGAAGCCCAAAAGAAGGCTTACATCATTGCCGACAACCGCTTGGCGCTAAACGCAGGGTGGGACAATGAAATGCTGAAGCTGGAGTTTGACCAGTTGGCAGAGCTTGGCTTTGATTTGGAATTGACGGGTTTTAGCCTTGACGAGATTGAGGCGTTAAACCCCGTGGAATTGAATGCTGGATTGACGGATGAAGACGAAGCCCCGCCGCTACCACCTGAGCCGACAACTAAGCCTGGCGACATATACAAATTGGGCAAACACCGCCTGATGTGCGGTGATAGCACTAGCATCGAGCATCTAGAGCGCCTTTGTGACGGTCAAGCCGTGGATATGTGGCTTACAGATCCACCTTACAACGTAGCTTATGAAGGCAAAACCAAAGACAGTCTAACTATTCAAAACGATAGTATGGGTGACGAGCAATTTCGCCAATTCTTGCGAGATGCTTACGTTGCTGCCGATGCTGTAATGAAAGCTGGTGCTGTTTTTTATATTTGGCACGCCGATTCCGAAGGCTATAACTTTCGTGGCGCAGCCCAAGACGCAGGTTGGAAAGTGCGCCAATGCCTTATTTGGAAAAAATCCAGCATGGTTATGGGTCGCCAAGACTACCACTGGAAACATGAACCTTGCTTGTATGGCTGGAAAGAAGGTGCTGGCCACCTTTGGGCTACAGACCGCAAACAAACGACTATTTTGGAGTTTGAAAAGCCTTCTCGCAACGGTGAACACCCAACTATGAAGCCTGTGGCTTTGTTTGAGTATCAATTACTTAACAACACAAAGGGCGGCGACATAGTGCTAGATTCGTTTGGTGGAAGCGGTACGACTTTGATCGCAGCCGAAAAAAATGGGCGCATAGCCAGGCTGATGGAATTAGACCCAAAGTATTGCGATGTGATCGTAAAACGATGGGAAGACTTCACAGGCAAAAAAGCCGAGTTGTTGACAAACCCGACAGAATCAGTAAACTAATGTAACACTTCCCCTTTATAAAATGTCACACGAACATGAACCAACGCCCGAAACCCGCAAGCTGGTTGAATCCAGTAGTGGATTAGGCTTGCCCCATGAGTCTATTGCTGTGCTTGTTGGCATTGACGATAAAACTTTGCGTAAGCATTACCGACAAGAGTTGGATATGGGTAAAGCCAAGGCGCATGGGCAAATAGCTAAGACGCTTTACAGCAAAGCACTGGCGGGAGATACGACCAGCTTAATTTGGTGGACTAAAACACAAATGCGGTGGTCTGAAACTGTTAAGCAAGAACACATGGGCGAAGGTGGTGGCCCTGTCAAAATCATTGCCATGAACAACTTGGACGAAGACGCTTGAAACTCACCCAAAAGCAAATCGAGGCGCAAAGGGTTTTATCGGCTGACTACAAATACATCATGCTATTTGGGGGCAGTCGGTCAGGAAAGACCTTTCTCATTGTTCGGCAAATCATTACTAGGGCGCTCAAAACGCCTGACAGTAGGCACACAATCCTTCGGTTTCGCTTTAACCATGTCGTCAACTCAGTGGTATACGACACCTTTCCCAAGGTAATGAAGCTGTGTTTTCCTGGCGTTGAATACAAGCTAGACAAGCAAAGCTGGTTTGTTAAGTTTCAAAACGGCGCTGAAATTTGGTTTGGTGGCTTGGACGACAAAGAGCGCACCGAAAAGATTTTGGGTATGGAATTCGCCTCAATTTACTTGAATGAATCAAGTCAGATTAGCTGGCAACCAGTTGGGATTGCAATCACGCGCTTGGCTCAAAAGGTTATGCAGCAAATTGAGGGGAGAGAGCCTAAGCTGCTTAAGCCCCGTATGTTTTTTGATTGCAACCCGCCTAACAAAAACCATTGGACGTACCAGCTTTTTGTGCTCAAGCGTGACCCCGAGACAAAAGCCAATATCCCTAGTCCGCAGGATTATGCTTATTTCCAAATCAACCCAAGGGATAACCAAGACAATCTCTCGGATGATTACCTAAGCACATTGGAAAACCTAAGCGCAAGGCTGCGTAAGCGCTTTTTAGATGGGGAATTCACCGATGCCAATCCAAATCAGCTATTCCCTGATGACGCTATTGATCGCTGGAGGGCTAATCCTGATGATTTACCAGATATGGCAAGAATCATTGTTGGAGTTGACCCTTCTGGAGCAGGTGATTCTGATAACGCTGACGCTGACGCTATTGGTATTGTGGTCGGTGGACTTGGTGTTGACGGAAACGCCTATTTACTTGAAGACGCCACCGTAAAGGCTGGCCCTGCTACATGGGGACGGATGGCTGTCTCTGCGTTTGATCGCCACAAAGCTGACGTTATTGTGGGCGAGACCAACTACGGCGGCGCAATGGTGGAGGCGGTGATTCAAGCTGCCAGACCGAAAACTAACTTTAAAGCGGTTTCGGCGACTCGCGGAAAAGTTGTACGCGCTGAACCATTTGCAAGTTTGTACGAGCAAGGTAAAATTAGGCACGTTGGTCGTTTTGCTGATTTGGAAGAAGAATTGTCTGGTTTTGCATCAAATGGGTACACGGGAAGCAAATCTCCTAACCGAGCAGACGCTTGGATTTGGGTTTTAACTGAACTTTTCCCTGGAATGCTCAGAAATCGTGAAAAAGACAAAGCCAAACTGCAAACGAGACCGATTAACAATTTCTCCCGCACATCGGGATACTGGATGTAAACATGGCATACGACAAAGACGAAGACATTGTTGCAAGAGCGCAAAAGCACTTTAAAGCCTGTTTAGATTGGGAACAAGATACCCGTCAGCGTTTTCGTGAGGATATGCGTTTCCTGTTTGCTGATTCGGATAATCAAGACCAATGGGAGCCAGCGGTCAAAGCTCGCCGCCGCCTGAATACTCAGCCAATGGTGACGATCAACAAGACGCACACGCACTGGCTGCACGTTGTCAACAACTTAAAGGCCAACAAGCCTAGCGTTACGGTTCATCCTACCAATGACGAGGCAACCTATGAAGCTGCTCAAGTCTTTGAAGGTTTAGTGCGTCACACAGAATACATTTCAAACGCTAAGGTCGCTTATGACATGGCGGCTGAATCGCAAGTTGGTGGTGGTATTGGCTATTGGATTGTTACGACAGCCTACGCTGACGATTCCAGCTTTGACCAAGAGATTTACATCAAAGAAGTGCCAGACACGATGTCAATCTATCTTGACCCGCACATTAAAAAGCGTGACGGTTCAGATGCTAAGTTTGGTTTTATCTATGAGGATATACCAAAAGAGGAATTTCGCCGCCGATTCCCTAATACCTTGTTGCCTGCTGTAGAGGCTCAAGGTAGCCAAAACTGGATTACAAAAGACGTTGTTCGCCTTGCTACTTACTATGAAGTTGAAGATAAAAAGGAATGGCTGTACTCAATCCCCAATGAAGACGGTTCGCTGAC